CCTGAAAATTTAACCGGACACTATAAAGTAAAGGGAATACCTCATACAGTTATTTTAATAAACAATCAGGAAATTAAAAAACATTCAGGCGGAATGACTGAAGAGCAATTAAGTCAATTTATTTTAAACTAAAAATTAATACAAATGTTACGAAACCCAAACTCAATACCAGCAGGTGATACAATCATAGAAGATCCAGTATTAGAACCTTTTTTTATTACAAATTCTTCTACAGGAGGTTATACAGTTTACGAAAAAGTTAGTAGAGGAAAGGATGACAAAGCGTATCTACGCTCGGTTTGTTATCCATCTACATTTAATTATGCATTAAAGGTTATTGCTAAAGAAAAGTTAAGTACCGGGGAGACAAACCATTACACGACAATTAGCGAATATGTTACTAAATGGGAATCAATCACTAAAGCAATTGAAAAAGCAACCCTAATGGAACTATAAAATGGGAGAAGTTATAGGACACCTTTGCGGGACTTGTGGAGAAAATCATCCAAGTCTATTAACTTTACCTGCACTTTTAGTTGTATTCGGAGGATATTTTTCTTATATTAAATGTAAAATAAAATCATTATGGAAGAAGGAGGATTAATATCGTTATACGACTATTTAGGTTATGCAGCAGGAGGTGAACTAGGAAAAGAGGTAGCTACTGCAGCCGGTAAAGCAAAAGAAAAAATAGGTAAGAGATTTGTTACCAATACTCGATACAAAGGAGAAATACTACTTTATAGGAGAGAATTTTTAGAAGAATATTTCAAAAGTAAACAACTATAGCGTTTGCCTATACGCTTCAAATACCTGGCAAAATAAAAATAAATAAATTATGTCTAAAAAACATGTTGTTCTTAGCCTCAGCGGCGGGATGGACTCAAGTACTTTATTACTTAGATGTCTAAAAGAGTATGATAGTGTAACAGCTATCTCATTTGACTATGGTCAAAAACACAGAGTAGAGCTAGAGAGAGCTCAATCATTAATAGATTATATTAATGGAAATCCTGAAAAGCCTATTAAGTCTTGTTTTCCAATTAATTACCGTCAAATCCAATTAAATGGATTAGTTGATTTATTAGATTCAGCTTTAGTAACAGGAGGTGAAGATGTACCGGAAGGTCACTATGCAGAAGATAATATGAAAGCAACAGTTGTTCCTAACAGAAACAAAATATTTGCTTCTATTACTCAAGCAGTAGCTTTATCAGTTGCAAATCGTACAGGAGAAAATTGTGATATTGCTTTAGGGATCCACAGCGGCGATCATCATATATATCCTGATTGTAGACAAGAATTCAGAGATGCAGACGATGCAGCTTTTAGAATTGGAAACTGGGAAGCAGAAAGAGTAGGATATTTTACACCTTACTTAGAAGGAGATAAATTTACTATCTTACAAGATGGAGAAGTATTATGTAAAGAATTATCCTTAGATTTTGATGAAGTTTATAAACGTACAAATACATCTTATAAGCCAATTTTTATTGCATATGAAACACATGCTTTTAAAGGAGGAAAATGGTACTCAGATTATAAATCAGCTTCATCAGTTGAAAGAGTAGAAGCGTTTATTAAATTAGGAAGAAAAGATCCAGCTCCTTATGCAGACGAAACAGGACCAGTAACATGGGAACATGTAGTAGAAGAAGTAACAAAAGTATTAGATAACCATAACAAATAAAATTATGAATGAAACAAACACAGGATACTATTCAGGAACAATAGGAACAGTATCATCAGGAACAACATTAGGATATTCAGGAACATCAATTACAACCATTACAGATGGTTCAGGACTAACCTTACAAGGAAATTCAACAATTAATTATTCACATTCAATTTTAACACCAGTAAGTAATATGAGACCAACACAAGTAAAAGTAGCAGTATTCACAATCACAAGAGATTCAGATACAAATGAAATCAATTCAACAAAATTCTTAAAAGAATTATGGGTTGAGCAAAAAAATGGAGCATCAATTGATTTAATCGTTGCAAAACATTTAGATAAAGACTTTGATCCAGAAACAACTGTCATTAAAGTACTTTCTACAGTAAGCTTCTAAATGAGAACTAAGATAGTATCCGCATTTCCTGGCGTAGGAAAGACAACCTATCATAAAAACAACCCTGACACCACTTTGGATTCCGATTCGAGTGGGTTTAGTTGGGTTGTTAATGAGAATGGTGAAAAGGTAAGAAACCCTGAGTTTCCTCAGAATTATATTACCCATATTAAAGAGAATATAGGAAAGTACAAATACATCTTTGTTTCTTCACATAAAGAAGTGAGAGATGCGTTATTGGACAATTGTCTATACTACTATTTGGTTTATCCTGATGATGAAAGAAAAGAAGAGTTCATTCAACGATATAAAGATAGAGGTAACGACGAGAGTTTTATTAAGTTGGTTGATTCTAAATGGGATGAATGGATGAGAGAGTTTTATTGGATGGATAGAGGTTGTGAAAAACTAACTGCTTATGATGGTTGGAATTTGGAAGATGTATTAAATGCTCAAGAAGCAAGAGATTACGGAGAAGTATTAACAGAAGAAATACAGTAATATGGGACAGTACAGAAAAAAACCAGTTGTAATTGAAGCAATTCAGTTTACAAGAAATAATATTACTGAGGTTGAGACTTTTACTGAATATGCTGCTCATACTTTTCAAATTGAAAGGAGAATAGATGGTATTGCTACTTGTATCATACCAACTCTAGAAGGTCAACATATAGCAACTGAAGGTGATTGGATTATAAAAAGAGTAAATGGAGAATATTACCCCTGCAAACCAGATATTTTTGAAAAAACTTACGAAAAAGTTGCAGAAGAAGAATAAAGTTCGTATCTTTAAGTATTATTAATAACAAATAAAAGAAAAATGAAAAAAGTATTTTTAACATTAGCATTAGTAGCAGTAGTATTAGTTTCTTGTAAACAAGTAAACACAACTGAAACATCAACAGTAGATTCAACAGCAGTAGCAGTTGATTCAGTACAAGTTGATACAACTCAAGAAGCTGCAATCATTGAAACTGAAAAAGTTCAGGATTCAATCGACGCTGCAACTACAAAGTAATTACCAATGCTCGCTGTTAATTGAGAGGTAGAGTGTATTAATTTCCGAACAAGGGTTTATAGTAGGAAGGCGTCACTTATTGCACTCAATCAGAAACCCTGAAAGACCAAGGTTGGTAAAAAGAAGAATCGGTTGGTGTAAGTGGGAATGAATACCACCTAGGGTAACATGTTAGCTGAGATAGCATCTCTTAATTTGCTGATAGATAGAGGTTCGAATCCTCTACCGACTCCAAATTTTCTACCGTTCTTTGAAATAAAACTTATAAATTATGGAACAAATCTTAGCTTTTGTTTTAGGTATTGGTATAGCTGCCTTTGTATGGGCAGTTGTAGTAGTGTTTAGAACATCAAAATTAGCAAAACAGAATGAACAAAGCATTCTAAATATAGAACAATGGGTTTCTAGAAACGATGAATTAATAAATCGTAGAATTGACCAAGAAATTGATAGAGTAAATAATCTACATCAAGACAGTATTTCATTTACTGATTCTAGAGTAGATAAATTAGAAGCAAAACTCTTATCCGTTGATAAGGATGGTTGTGAACCAATAAAAAAATTAATAAAAGGATAAATTAACCCAAAGAACGGTAGTAAAATATTCCTATTTATATAAAAACACATGGCAGGAAAATTAAATACAGTAAAAAACACGTTACTTGTAAGCATTTTGAAAGAAGTAACACTTTCGGAAATATTTGACAGTAGGCCATTTAAAACATCTTTTAATATAAGACCTGGATTTGAAGCAGATTATGAAACAGAGAGCTTCAAAGACTTACAAGGAAATGCAGTAGATATCTTTTTTCTAGAATCAGGAGAAGATACGTATGAAGTAGATTTTCAAGTAAATGGAAATAGTTTTAAAGCATCTGGAGTAGAGTATAGTTTAGGGGATTATACAAGCTTACTTGCAACAGTAGCTGCAGCAGTAACACAGTTCCTAAGTAATTATGAACCCTACGGAGTAGTATTCAGAGGAGCAGATGATTTTGCATCTGTAAGTAAAAATCCTAACAAAAAAGGGCAAAAAGATAGAATATATGATTATTTCATTACACAGTTAGGAGATAATGAAAAATACAAATTAGGAAGATATCCAGACGGAATAGGTCTTCAAAGGATTTAATAGTTGGATCATAAAGTAAAAGTTCGTATATTTATAAAAGATAATAAGAAAAAAAATATAAAAATAGTTGGACTGGAATGGAAAAGTTCATATATTTATATATAGAAACAAATAAAATGAAAGCAATTCAAAACATACATCAATTAAATCATACAGCGCAGAGAGCCATTAGTATATGGTCGGATTCGTTATGTGGTGATGTTGTTCTTGGCTTTACGTATAATAACGAACCGAAACAAGGAGGTACCGAGGTATGATATGATATAATAAAAAATACATATTATAAATAAGGTACCCGGATCAAAAAAAGATTCGGGTTTTTTATTAAAAAAAAGTTGCTAGAAAGAAATAAAGATCATATCTTTAGGTACAGAAATAAATAAGAGTTCATTGACATATTGGATAAAATTAAAGGAAGAGTAAGCCAAGTCGGTCTACGGGTCGCGGTCTTGAAAACCGTTGGGTGTAACAGCCGTGTGAGTTCAAGTCTCACCTCTTCCGCAATACTGAGTTATAGTGTAACGGTTAGCACAAAACACTTTGACTGTTTTAGTCTAGGTTCGAATCCTAGTAGCTCAGCAAATAATTGTGAGTATTGAAATCCTCTCCCAACACTTGATCAGTAAGTAGGACGGTTAGTAAAGAAAGCATTATCAGTAAGTAGTGGAGAAATCCATGCGGAGAAAACGATGCAAGACGCAAGTACAGGGAACCAGCCCGATGGCTTTGCTTACGGACATTACAGTAGTTTTGAGATGGGCGAATTCTACTTTAAAAAAATAATCCCTTCACCACTGGATGTAGAGGAGCCCGGTTTATCTCGCTAGCCTTGGACGCTAGAGCACGCAGGTTCGAATCCTGCCTACCAGACCGAGAGACTGTTACTAATTCATAGGAGCGTTAAAGGACTTACGCCTGCATAGAATTAGATTTTGCCTTCGAAGCTCATGTGGACGGGCACCGGGCTTTTAACTCGGGGGTAGCTGGTTCGAGGCCAGCCGGGGGTACGATAGTCAGATCGCAACTGGCACCAGATAGGGTTTTTGATTCACTGTTCCCTCTGAAATAACAAAAAGACAGGAAAAGCTTGCCTTGTTGGCGTAATGGTAGCGTATTTGTTTTACATGCAAAGGGCGATAGTTCGATTCTATCACAAGGTACAAAATTCTGGGTAGTAAGTAAAATACCGGCAAGTATTTTCAAGTCTATAAGGAGTCTATTATGAGTTATTAATTTGCCGATGAAAGCTTGTTGTAGTTTCGTTCTTAGTGGAATGGTGACCACGCTGCCCGTGGAGGGTGGAGAAGCAGGTTCGATTCCTGTAGAATGATCAAATTGGGATGCTTCAGTCACTGGTGTGATAAGCGGTCTGTAAAATCGTTGCTGTAAGAAGCGTGTGGTTCGATTCCACAGTATCCCACAACAGGGTCTTTCGTATAGATGGTTCGTACGTCCGCCTGAAGAGCGAAAGGAGCAGGTTCGATTCCTGCAGGACCCACGTAAGTCGCTGAAACCTTAAAACTGGCGAAATTCAAATAAGTAAGTATTAGGTGACTATTCGGAGAGACGGATAAATTGGGTTTGTCGTATAAAGGTTATTACGGGTGACTGTTAATCACTTTATGAAGGTTCGATTCCTTCCAGGCCCGCAAAACTGCTCCTATAGTAGAATGGTTAGCACACATTCCTGATAAGAATGAAAAGAAGGTTCAATTCCTTCTAGGAGTACAAAATGGAAAGTAAAACAATCAGGGTATTGTCACCGCCTGCTAAGCGAGTGGTTCTGTAAAAGGAATGGATTTCGAATATTCTGCTTTCCGCAATTACCGAGAGGTCAAGGACCATGGATGGCTCATATCCAACCATAGAATGGAGCATTACCATTTCTCGGTACTAACATGGTGATTGTAGCTGA